TGCGCCTGTAATACCAATGAGTACCTTGCACGATCTCCGGCAGCAACGGCTACATCAATCCGACTGCTACCCTGACTGTGAAGATCCAGACGAAGACTTTCTTCCCCTAGAAGAAGGGCTGCTGCTGCGCCTAGTGCTGGAATATCTGTCATTTCAACCGTCATTCCAACAGTACCTACAAGATCAGTATCCAGACTTAGAGTGGAGGTAGTAAACGGATGGGCGTAAGTTAGATAAACCGTTACCGCTTTCTCTATGCCCTCCTGTCTAACAATCTCGTAAGCCCCACCATATTCCTGTACCTTCACATTGAAATTTAGAAGCCTGTCCTCGCTGGAACGAGCCGTGCGAGTAGCAGATAGAATCTGATTGAATCCAGTAGTCGCAAGATCAGACGAAGTAACCGACTGTTCCGTGGTGCTGAACGCAGCAGTCGTGGTACTCACCGCATACAAATTATCAGGCAATGCAAGGATCGCATCCTTAATCGCCTCAAATATCTGGAACCCTGAGAACCGTGGCTCCACCTCTATCACAGAATTAGCCTGCCAATTCGTAGCAGGACTACCATCGACACCCCTACTCACTGTTATGTACTCACCGTTACGTGAATGAACATACATAGTTTCAGGAGCAGTAGTGCTATTACTAATAGAAATGTAAGAACCTGCCCGGATACCCTCAGTCTGGTACTTCAATCGGACAGTCGAAGTCGTATCAGAATCCAACGCTGTATGAATCGCATCCAACTCCGTGCGAGTATTACTATTTAAAAGACGCTTAGTCCGTCGGACTATATCTACCATCGTAGCCGTTTTTGCTGCCATGCGCCAATCCTAGTTGGTAGTGGGGGGGCAGGGCTAGGCCCCACCCCCACACTACATTACTTTAGCCGGACTACGGAGTATCCGTGTAACCAGTGAGGTTAGTGAATCTCGCCATGTGAGCCTCGCCCTTAATCTGAAGGCCTTCCTCACAGACAATCTGCACCTTGTCGCTGTCGCCAGTCTTTGCAAGCGGCTCAACTACGAGAGGCTGCATAACCCGACGGCTGACGCCATCCTTCTGGACAACAAACGCACTCTCAGAGTGCATCCAACGATTCCTGACACACTGTGTCTCACCGAACTCGGTGAAGACAGCCATGACAGGTACCCGACCACGGCGTGGGTCATCGATAACATGACGCACCGTGGTGGTGTTAGTGGTGTCGTTGAGAGTAGCAAACGAGGCAGGATTCCCAATCAAAAGATCGGGAATACCACCTGCGTTGTAGCACTTCTGCATCAACGACTCCAACGCAGCGATAGTCAGCGTTGTGCTGCTGCTATCAGTGTTGGTTGTGATGAAGTCCATCAAGCCACCAGTTGACCGGCGCTTGTTGGCTGAATCATCATTCTTCTTACCATAGAGGTAAGCCTGTTCACGGGTGATGACGTTCTCAACTGAGCGGCCATACAACTGCTTGGCAAACTCGTCGCTCACGCCATACCGGGTGATCTGCTGCTCTGTACGAGTCATATGAACCGGGGTAGGTCCAAAGATCTGCGTATAGTTTGAGCGGATCGTCCGGTCAGCCGACCGGGCGGTACCCGGATCAGAACCCTCAACCAGTGCAGTACCAAGACAGATAATCGTGTCTTGGTGTGCAGCCGTCGTTGCGGGCCATACTGAACCATTGGTCCAATCGGATACATCAATAACACCCGTGGTGTTATTAATAGCAGTAATTCGTTTGACCGCACCATTAACAGTGGCATCCTCTTCTCCAATATTGAGAAGATCGCCTACTTGGAACTTGTAGGAATCGGCTGCTGAGACTGTAATGTCCGTATCGCCTGCTCCCGCTGCTCCTGTACCTGCGGCTTGTGCACGAGGAAGCAAAAGTTCCTCGTCCATCCATTTGAATTCTGTCTGATCGGTAGGAGAACTGGCTAGAAGTTGCCTTCCATCAGTTCCAATACCATTAATAAACGGCGAATCAACAGGCGAAATCATGTAAATGAGTTCGTCCATGTTGATCTTAACGCCGACGGCAAGGTCATAACTAGTGACGCTGCCTGAGTAACCGACGATAGTCATCGTGTCACGCTCCTAAGTTAAGTGGATTGGTTGTTCTTCTCCCGTAAAATCCGCTCATACCTAGTGCGATTATCGGCAAATTCTTTGACACCAATACGTGTACCGTCAGGCTTCAAGTACGGAACAAACGATCCGTCCCGTCTATGCTCGCCTGAGATTCCCCTCTCCCAAGCCGGATTGGCTTTAGCAGGTGGAATCTTGTTCCTTCTGTTTGGAGTAGCAGCAGCCGTTAAGGCTGGCGCTTGCAGTATCCGCTTCACAACCCCTTCGCAATCCTGACAAACCTCGTCAGGATTCTCAGTTACAGACTGTGTTCGCTCGTACTGAACCAAGCAATCAGAACACCTATAAACATATGTAGGCATTACCGTCCAGAAACTACCCGTGGATCAGGTGTCCCACCCGCTGCTTCCAGTACCGTGTGAATAAATCTGGCTGCGGAATCTTCCTTCGGACGACCCGCATCCATCATCTCTTTAAACTCACGATGACCTGCATCGTATGGGCTTTCTGTCTGGTTCTCAGGTGGCACAGTATCTCCAGCAAGTTCCCGACGCTGCTCCGCTACCTGTGTATCAGTAGCATCTACAACCTCTTCCTCTACCGGCGGTGCCGATAAAGGTACCAGTTCCTGCCATTCGACTTGGATGGATTCTGTGTCCAGTTCCCCATCGTAAGCCTTAAACAATAACTGGCCTGCCTTGGATTCTGTATCTACCCCTGCTTTGAGAAACGCCATTTCGCGTTTCACTTCATCAAGTTCCTGCGATGCCTTCCGACCTCGGTCGGCTGCATCACGCAGTTCCTTGATCCCACCGGGATCCTGATAATCTACCATGATGTCTCTCCTAAACCGTTCGCACATAATCGGAGGGATTATGCGGGGTGACTTGTTCAACATTACCGGGCGTCAGCCGGGTCAGTCTCCACTTAATACTCACTGGGGGCGTGGGCGATCCCAATGGATAAGCACTCATCGGCCCGAAAGAGCACACGACGGCCTATGTGATTATTACTATATCATACTTTCTGCTCGGCATGCCACTCTAAATGACGATGCTGCCATTCACGCACCGAACGCACATCTTTGCTGATCTCAGATATGTCAGTGCCAATAGTGTCAAGGCGAACCTGATTCGCTGCGTGCTGCGCTGTATTTTCACGGCGATACTTGGATGCGGCCACCGCAAAGACGCCGCTTATGAGAGCGGCGGCTATCAGCCCTGCGAAGCCGATCCATTCCATTACGACACGACTGATGCAGATCCGTCACCAAACTGGCTGGCAACAATTGACTTGGCAAGACTCAGCAAGGCCGACGCACCAGCCACCGACGCAGCCTTAAGCGAATCGACACTACCAACGACATACACAGCAAGAAACGCCTGCACAAATGTCGCGATAGCCCTCTCTAAATTGTCACGATTAAACATTAGCCGCTCCAAACCCTGTAGTTGATCCAGTAATCATAGCACCACCGCCGCCAGCGAAATCTGCTGCACGAGTAGCACGCCGCCGTGTAACGGCCTGCGTTGCCCCCTCATCCAAACCAAACGCTGCGCTAAAGCCCTCTTCTTGAATTTCAAGGTCATCAAACTCGTCTAATTTCTCAATAAACAAATCCTCTGTGGCCTTAACCGCATCCAACTTAGACCAAATATCTGCCTGAGATAGCGAATACCTATCGACTGCTTCAGCCTGCGCCTTCGTAATCGACGTATCCTTATCCAACCCAAGCCGGGTTCGCGCCCAACCACCAACTTCAGATGCACCAACATTAGCATTTACATCAGCCCATGATCCACCCCACTCATCGGTCGGATCAAGAAATGTTTTCATCAGATTCTCTTCAGCAACCCCCGGCTCGTACCACTTCATATATGTCTGTTTAATGCTTTCTGGCACATTGCCGATAACTCGGCGGGCAGCAATTAAACGCTGCTCCACCTCACCCGTGCCCACATTGTTTGACAACAACTTTGTGATCAACCCATCGAAATCAAGAGCCTGCCCACCGATAGAGAACCGCGTCAACAAACTTGTTACCGACTGCTCAAACTCAATATATTCAGCAGGCGTAACAGGGGTTACGTTCTCCATGCCTCGCATAATTTCGATAGCAGGGAATCGCTGCTTGAACGCGGGCTGATCGTACACATCTATAAGAATATTTGCTATTGGGTAAGAAGCATCAGTCATCTTATCCTCGCCCCACGCCCACAACGCTTCAGCAAGATCTAGATCAATACCGATCTCAGCCAATGTCGCGGTGAACTCACCCAACGATGGGACCTCTGCTATTACTTCGCCACCGCCACCGCCGCCGCCGCCGCCGCCGCCGCCGCCACCGCC